CTAGATAAAGCGAATCACCTGGTAAAATAGCGTCGCCAGCTTTAAGGATCACGCGATAAGCGTTTCCATAAACCGGACCCATTTGTGCAGGGATTGCAGCCGATGCATCTACGTCAGTGACGTAAACTTGCGGTGGTTTACCAGCGGTAACCGCTACAGGTGCAACACCAATCAAAAACGCACCGTCGGCTTCAGCAGCCGGACGTTCGATTCTGTTAGTGGTGTCGTTGAATATCAATAAATCGCCCTCAACAAACGTGGTCGCAGACGACACGACGTTTTCAATATCGGGGAACATAGTCTTCCCACCAATTGATCGGGCGAGAGTATTTTTAGGTAGATTGCTTGCCATTTTCTCTCTCCTTTAAGTTATTCAGCACAATCGCTGAAGTTAAGACCTTTAGACGTAGTGCCAGTTTCAGTAGCGGGGCCTTTTTCTGTGAACATGGCTCCGTAATCAACCGCTACTCGGCTGTTCTTTAGCCCCTCACAAAACAAAGTCCATTTGGAGGTAAAGTCTTCTTTAGACTTAAACACTCCAGCCGCAGCTTTAAACGCACTCGTGACGGCTCGTGGTCGTTTGCTCTCTGCTAACTTTGTCTCGACATACTTCTCGACATCGTCTTTAGAGAACCGGATTTTCATGGCCGCCAATTGCCCTTGAGTCTCAATTAATTTGTTTTCTAGTGCTTTGATCTTTTTAGCAGATTCTTTTTTCTCTTCTGCCTCTTCCACTTCTTCAGCCTCAGCTACGACGTCAGCCTCGACCGGCTCGCCCTCTTCATCCGCTGACTTTTCTTCACCCTCTGGTTTAGCGTCCTTTTTGGACGCCTCGGGTTTTTCTTCTCCCTTATCGCTTTCATCAGCCTCACTCTTACTTGCCATGTGCTTAGCCAATTTAAGAGCGTGACCAGCGTGGACTTTAGCTTCGTCTTCAGAATAGCCCATTTCTTTATAGGCCTCATATGCCTCCTTAGCGAGTGACTCCATGGTCTCCATGGTGGATTCGTCCATCTCGCCTTCTTTACCTAGATATTCAGCAATGATTTTTTTGATCAATGCAATATCCTGGTCCTCGTCTTTGTGGGCGGGATCGCCGACGACTTCTTCTTCACCGGCGGCTTCTTTACCGCAAGCTTCTTTTTTTTCTTTAGCCTCGTCGGCCTCTTTTTTCATTTTCATTTCTTCTTCTTTAGATTCTTTAATCTTTTTGGCCATGGGGCTATTTCCTTTCGATGAAGTTTATAAATTTTCCGCCGGCTCCAGCCTCAGTCACCAAATCGCACGACACTGCCGATTTAATGAGGCTTACTACTTTCACCGATTCAATACCTTGATTTTTAGCCTCGATGAGTTTCGGCTTGGCCCCGGTGGGGGCTTTACCTATGACTTCATCGATTGGAGTTTCCTGAGCGTCGCCAGAGGCGTTTATGGACAACCCAACAAACTCCTTTTCGGGGAACTTCTTGGAGTGTTCAATTGCGTGGAGGGCCAGGGCGCGAGCCCATTCGAATGGCTTATCCGGCAAGATGACGAGTTCGCCAGTTAGTTGGCATCTGTCGTCGGCCTCTTCGACCTGTATATTTTCAAAATGCCCGAGCACATCACGGACGGACCGTTCTGGTCGAGTTTCCTCATCCAGGGTTGAGGGGTGATCGGCATAGATTTTAGATCCAGTAAAAATGGTGACCGCCGACTCGAGCGCGGCCTTTGAGTAATAGAAGGCATCGTGCAGGTTGCCGAGACCTTCTTGCAATAAAACAACTTTAAACCGAGTCGGGCCAACGCCATCGTCGGATGTTGATTCACGCATTTTCGAGGAGCTAAAATTTAACTTCATTTCTTTAACTTGCTTGACCTGAACACCTGGGAATGATGACCCGCTGTCGGCCTCAGTCTTTGGCTTAATAGATTTCATTCGAGCTTTTGATTGGGCCAATTGCGTCTTTAGTTGAGCTATTCTTGATGAGTGCCAATCTTTTTTTGCAGTCGCCACGGCCACCTTGGCTTTAGCATCGGCGTGAGCCTTAGTTAAATCTTTTATTTTTTGCTCTGGGCTGCTGGCTTTTGCTTGGTCTAGTTGGGATTGTATTTTGGCCACCTTGGCATCGGCTTTTCTAATAGCTAATTTACCGGCGGCAATGTCCGATGCGGTGTCATCGTCTCGAGCGCCACCTTTTTGAGGACCCGAACCTGGCCCACCCTCTTTTACCTGGCCACGCAATTTGATTGAGGCCTGCTTGTGCCAACTCTCAACCACCGAGACAACCCTCAAACCCTTGGCTTTCATGGCGTTGACGAGGGCGGCACCCGAGATTTGTGGTGTCTCTAATATAATGTCATTTACCATTTGGTCGGCGTCTTGAGCTGGTGTTGCCGAGGTGTTGTCTTGAGCGTCGGGGGTTTGGTTTTTGTCTTGAGCCGACGCGATCTTATCGGCCGCACCCCAGAACCAATGTGAAACCGGCATACCAGTTACATCTTTATGAGGGATCGCTGGGCCGACGTGACCGGCTTCGATTAGGCTATGGAATAAAGTTGACCACGACGTCATACTTGCCCTCCGCCACATCGACCAATTGAACTGTTTTTTTAAGCCTAGCATTTTTGTTTTTAAGTGATTCGTTTATATCGGCGTGCGTGTAGCCCTCATCGGCTAAGCGTGTCTCGAGATGTTCTGCCGAAACGGGTGAACCATTTATTTGAAGGATGGTGGTGCGGTGACGGTCGCCGAACAATTTGGACGTCTCGCCGAGTGAGGCCATCGCCTCGTCGTATTGGGAGAAGTATTGTTGGCGAAGCATTGCAAACTCTTCGAATGTTGGGCAGCCGAACTTATGTGGATCTGCCGCTAAATCTTCAACCGTAGCGCTTGCGAAATCTGGACGTGTTGAATTCAAAGTTGCCTCAAATTATCTTTAATTTGTTTCTTTTCGGTCCCGGGAATAGAGCTTTGAACCTTTTCAGTCTGACCGTTTTGTGCGGGCGCTGTCAATGGGCTCGTTTGTCCAGGTGATATTCCAAGTTTTTCATCCTCAGATTTAATGGCCACCATTTCGTTTTTGTAATCAAAGTCAGCGATGTCCATCTCTTGGGCGGCAATGCTGGCGGCCCTTTCGTGGCTTATCCAATCCGCATTTTGTGCAAGCATTAGGTCTTTAAGTTTGGCCGAGCGATCTTGCGTAATAAGTTCCGGGAACGTAACATCACACTCCGCATCAATCCCAAAACGCTGAGTTAGCTTTTGAAACATGTCCTTTAACATCCGCTCATAAACCCCTTGGCGGCGCTCAAACTTCTTAGCGACGGGCTCGGTCGAGACCAATGCCGAGGCGCGCGTTTGGCCACCCGAAAGGTGAGTGCCGAAATAAGAGACCGGGATGCCGGAGGCCATGGCGATCATGTTTAGACACCAATTAAACACCGGGCTTTCTTTACCTTTGCCGGTGGCGGAGTTGGATAAATATTCTCGCTGGACGGCTTTCGTGTGGATAAACTCCGATCCGGCTGGGGCAAACTGACCTAGGGCCTGTTGCGACTGGATGTAGGCCGAAATGTCGTCGTCGTTACCCTCGATGGTGGTGTCGATGCACCATGCGGCGGCCTTTTGTTCGGCAATGATTGAGTAGTTGACCGAATCCCGTAGTCGTTTCATGAAACCAAGGGCCGGAAAGTAATCCGACCGACCCCGCTTTTCGTTTGAAACGGTGTTTACTTTGTAGTGCATTATTTGGTCGGCTGGGATTTGGTTGTAGATAAACTTAGTTGAGGGCTGTTGTCCGTCGGTCCACATCTGGTATTGAGTCGGCGCTAGCCAAACGTAGTAGAGCACGCCTTTCCAAATATCTTCTGGCACCGTCACAATCTCGGCGATGTTCGATGGGTCAAACAACCTAACGCGAGGGATCAAAGCTTTTGGCACCGTGGTGCCGGGCATTGGGTTAAACGAGATGCGGGCATTATTGTCCGGCAACCACCACCACATGATTTCGCCATATATAGATAACTCTTGAGAGCAATAGTCCATTTGTAGCTCTAAATCATTGGCTTCACAGAATGCGTCCCATAGCACTTGGGCTTTTGGGTTGTCGGTTTTGAGTTGAAAGCCACGGCCCAATGTAAAGTCCGAGATAATTGAGACCACATCACGAGCGGCTGGATCGTGGTGAAAAGCGTAGAAACAGGTCGAAATCATTCTAAGATAGTCTCGATAATATAATTGCTTGTTAAAAGGACCACCCAAGAGAGGAGTAAAGTCATGCCCGACAAGATTGCCAGCTTGAGGATAGGCACCAGTATCGTCGTAATTAAAAGCATCGTAAGCCTCACGCATTTTTCGGGTTTCTTTTCTTTTAGCCGCCTCCATAAACTGCTTACGGTTCATCTTGGCGATGGCCCGCCCGTCTGGACCCATGCCGAGCACGCGGGCCTCGACTTCAATGTTGGGGTTGGATTTATTGCGCTCTAGATATTCGATCATCTCGGCGGTTGAGTGAATCTCGAGGGGGTTGTTCATCGAGGCCGGCACCCAATCTTCTTTAAACTCATAGCGCTTTTCATCGAAAATGAGGCCGTCTTTAAGTAAATGGATGCGGGTCATTTTATTGGGTGTCAGTTCGTCAGCCATTCGTCTAGCTCCTGGTAATTAATTTCTGGTTTATCTGGTATGTTTTCAGTGGCGGGTGCAATGGAACAACGGCAATTAAAATGAATAGGCGGCAAGATCCCATCGCCATCGAGATTACACTCTTGGTCCTCATCTTCGTGCTGATCAAGCTGCTGTTCAATTTCTGAGATAAGGAGCCCGTCACGCCAAAGGCAACAAGCATCCGTGGCTTGATCAACAACAGCCACCCAAATAAAATCCACAATGCCGGCCTCACGGGCGGCCTCGTTCTCCCCATCGCGCACTGATTGGACAAACTCGTGGGTCATGTCGCGTTCGACTTCCCAGCCATAAAGCTCATCAGCCTCGTTGGTTGAGGCCCCTAGAATGTGCTCAGGGCTGCGAAAGCGCGGGGTGTATTCGTTTAAATAGTCATCGACCAGAACGGACCATGATTCGGGATCTAGAAAATCCATGGCCTTGTCTTCAACCACCACTGGTCTAGTGGCCTCACGAAGTAAGGGTTTGAGGGCGCGTCGGGGTCTAGAGACAAATCGTTTCTTAGGGAACACCATCGTAATGGTGTTTAGGAAATCGGATGGATTGTTGTTATTGATGGCCGCTGATTGGGCCTGAGATACAATCTTACGTCCTAATTTCTCGAAGTAAATCTTTATTCTGTGTCCCAGATCCCCACCAGCGGCGGCGGGTTTGTAGGCGACATTTGTTAAATCAGCACTGTCGACCTTGGCTTTAATCTCTTTGTCGGGCATCAACCGGGCCAGAATCTCACTCTCAGAGGCCTTTGCTAGCAAGTAACTAAGCTTTCTGAGCTTGCGAACTATCTCCGTCACCTCGGTGGCGGCCGAACGCATGATATTTTTAATGGTGCCCTCGAAATGATCTATCGAAAAATCATACTGAGGGTTTTTGATGTCGGTAAAGTAGAGCTTCGATTGCCACAAAACATTGGTCAAACTCTTGCGAAGGACGTCGTTTACCTCTTGACGCTTATTGTTAAGTAGAACTTCAGCCGCTTGATTGCGTGCGTTAACCCAATTTCTATAGGTAGGAGAGGCTTGCCATGAGAGTTTTTTGGTTTTTTGCATCGGTTTTTAAAGTTTGGATGCGATTTAGTGGCGTCGTCAAACAAAAAAAGCAGGGGCCGTCAAATGACAAGCCCCGCGCCCGGTCGCCTAAGCTTGCGGGGTTATAAAAGCTAAACGCTTAGTTATTAAATAGTACGTTGCAAAATGCGCGTTTGGCCAATCTCTTTTACGCCTCTCATTGGCGTAATGCGATTTACGGCATAACCAATACCATCGGAGGCGTGGGTCAGTTCTTTTTTGGATCCTGGATCTAGGATGTAATCGGCACCCGTCTTCCATACTACTCGATCAAAGTCTTTAATGAGCATTGGGCATTTATCTGGATGCACCCATAGGTGCGGCTCTCCCTTGGCATCCTTGAGCTTCATGTTGACCGCGTTAACGCGATCCTTGATTGAAGGGTTACTGTCAGGCGTCTCGTCTCGAAAAGTGATGTCAGCCTCTTTTAAAACGGTTTTTATAATATCATAGTCGGACTGGTTACTAGACCTTTGTGTAGCCTTGCCGGTTGCATCTCCGCAGAGGATTAAATTTGGCTCAGCCTTATAGCCCTCGGCTTTAAATTTAAGCACCCGGTCTCTGAGTTCTTTGGCGGCCTGAAGTGTATGTGAATCTCTTAGGTGGATTTCGTTAAACCAATACCACTCATCGGCTCGAGCCTGGCCGATAGTCCAAGCCATGGGGTTTAAGTTAAAGTCCATTGCGACAACCATTGAGTGGTAGGGCGAGTAGAGTTTGCCGGTGGACCATGGGCATTCGAGGGATTTGTTATACTCCCCGAATGATCCATAGGTTTTACCTGAGGTTAGGTTTCTAAACTCGGCCAATATTTCCTGAGCGAACTGAGGCTCGGACATATTCTTTTTGGCCGCCTCAAACTCTTCCATACTAAATAGCGGGTTCGCAGTTGATGGAGCTTTAAAGAATGACCAGGCCTTATCTCGTTCAGCGTTTTTAGACAGATCATAGAAATGGTCATAGCCGGATGGGGTGCTGATGAATCCAGCCCATCCATTTGTGGTCGCAAGCATTGGTCTAATAACTAACGGCCAAAGGTCTGGGTTTAAGTCTCTAACCTCATCAAGGATTACTCCGTTGAGTGTGCTGCCCCTAAGGGAGTCAAACACTTCACCAGAGACAAATTTAATTTCCGATTGATTGATGAACTTGATTCTAAGCTCTGTTTGATTCTTCTTGATGGCAATCTCTTTGCAAGACCAGATCATGCCCATCATGCGTCTATACATTACTTTAGCTTGAGCGAATGTTGGTGAGACGAACCAGTAAGTTGATCTATTATTTTCCCATGCCGCTCTTGCAAGGTGATTGATGGCCCAGGTGGATTTACCTGATTGTCTTCCGAAGGCTGCAACGATAAATCTTGTCTTACAATTGTGAAGGTCTAGTTGTTTCTCATGTGGAGTGTAGAGCTTAAGGTCATAGATCATGTTCAGTCTTTATCTGTTTCGGATTCTTGAGCGTTGCCCCATGATGCTGTGAATGTAACTTTGTCTAGCTTTTCGTTTGTATCGATTGTAATTGGTGGCGTGTCGCGCTGTCCGAGGAGTTGCTTCCCAACCCATATAAGCATTGTAGCATTACCGGATCGCGCTACTTCTATTTGCTTTTGAAATATGCTTAATCGTATTGGTTCAAGTCTTTTATCTTTGTATTCCGAAAATGTGCAATCGAATTTCTCTCTAATCCTCATCTCAATAACTTCTCTGGCGGCCTTAATTGTTCTATGATCTGGGTCTTCCCCCCATTTAACGATCTGTCTCTCAGCACAATAATTGAGTTGGGCATTTAAGCCACAAAGAGAGTCAAGCTGAACCCAATCGATTTCTTTTTTAGGTCGCCCCATTTTTTTAGCCATATGGTTACCTTATCACGCCTGTTGATTGGTGGTGGGCCTTTGGGTGTTTATCGGCTATTTGGGGGCCAGATTTAATGCAATCAAATTGAGACAGCCTGGGCATGGGCTCAATCCTAGTGGGCTCTAATAGGTTGTCAACCCCATTTTGAGACACCATGTTAATTTAGGTGGATATTGTCCGACACATGTGGGACACTGATTGTGGGTTGATTAAAAAAGGAGTTAAAAAATGAGAACGATAGCCATCTTTAAATTAGTCGATTTTATGTGCGACAACAAAAGCACGTTGGTGGCCCTTGATGCTGATGGGTTTGTTGATTACCACCTTTACTCTGGCCACGCAACCAGTGGCATACCAGAGTTTATCACTAATCTTGATCGAGACGGCCTGTTGCCAAATGAGTTTGTGGCGGGGGAATCGGACCAAGATTTTGCCAAGCGGGTTGAAAAGTCACTAATCAAAAATCGGTTATGTAAACAGGTGTCAAAAGTTATTCTTAAATCTAGGGGGGCTTAAATGAATCCGTTAGAGCTGGGCACGTTGATAAATCAAATGCTCGAACAAATTGGGCAAGAGGAAGTGGTCTCGGTCGACAAAGACGGCTCTGGCGAAATGCCTGATGGCAGCTTTGTGTTGTCGGTGGTGGTGGCGTATGGACAAAAAATAAAGATCGTAATTGAAAAGGTGGAATAATATGAAAAAGAAAGCCGTTAAAAAAACAGCCAAAAAGCCTCAAAAACATAAGCTTTCCAAAGAGCGCCGGGATTACCTGGATAGCCTATCCATGTATGAGATACAGGCTGGCCTGGCCTGCCGGGATCTTAATAAAGATGACCGCGACTACGTGTTGGGGC